GGCAGGCTACCTCTTCGCCTTCGGGGGCTTTGAGCTTGAGGGTGTTGTAGCTGACAACGACCGAGTCGCCGGCAAGCTCTCCAACGCCGATGGGGGCCACGTCGATGACTTTGCTGTCGTCAAAGGATGGGCCGGAACCACCGGCAGAGTCGAGGGAGAAGACCCGCAGAATCTCGGAGGAGTCAAGGTAGCCGCAGCGGCTTTCGGAAACTAAGAGATCGCTTAGGATCTGGACGTAGCCGGGGCTGAAGTCGAACTCGTCAACGCTGAAGCGGTTGGAGAGGGAGAGGTTGGTTGCGGTGAGGCCGAGGCGGGTGAGGCACTCGTTAGCGACCGAGCTGGCATAGATGGGGATGACGACGATGCGGGCATCGTTCTGGTCGAAGTCCTCGTTTTCTGGGTCGTTAAAGGCGTTCCACTTGATCGGGTCTTTCAGGTCTTGCAGGTAGGTGAGCTTGCAGCCAAGTTCAACCTTGGTGGTGCGGCGGTACGGGTCGGCGAAGCTGGAGAGGACGCGGAGTTTGCGGGGGACCGAGCGGGTGACGCCGGACTTGGTATAGCTGAAGGTTGCGACGGTGCCGACGGCGGGGCTTATGAGGCCGCTGATCTCGCAGGAGCCCTTGGTCTTGATCAGGCCGGAGCCTTGGATGTAGTCGTCGTTGACCGTGGCGCTGATCAGCGTGCCGAGCGAGCAGGTGACGGTGGCGCGGATGTCGATGCCCATTAGATGATCTGCACCGCGGAGAGCTGGACGGTGTAGCGGGTGGATTTGGCGCCGCCGTCAATGATGACCTCGGCGGTGGCTGTGGGGGCGGTGACGGGGAACCACGTGTCGGTAGTGGGGACTGAGGCGATGGTGGTGTCGTACCAGGACAGGACGTCGTCGTAGGTGCCGGTGGTGATGTAGCCCTCGATGTCGCGGGCCTTGTGGGCGACGAGCGAGCCGGTGATGTAACTCACCCCTGTGGCCGTTAAGGCCACGTCGGGGCCGTCGCGGCGGGTGAGCATGGGCTTGGTCAGGGTGACGACGGCGGAGCCGAGGGTGACGGTGCCGAGGTTGGGGAGGAGTTCGCTGCGCTCGCGGTTCTTCTCTTCGGTGCGGAGCAGGACTGCGAGGGCCTGGGCGGCGTCAACAAGGGTGGCGCTGGCGGAGATGTAGGCGCCGGCCTGATCGCCGCTGGGCGGCTCGGTGAACCAGCACGGCAGAGAGGTGACGCTGAGACCGTTGGCGGTGCTGATCGTGAGGTTGATCGTGGTGCCGACGGTGCCGCTGCTGAGTGTGTCCTCGTCGGTGATGCGCAGGTTGCGCCAGGTGTTGTACTCGCTCACGAGCGCCTGCCACTGGGTCGGGGTGAGCAGGCCGCTGACCTGGAAGGTGCGGGCGGTCAGGCCGGTCCGCGCCTCGCCCTCGTAACCGAATGGCTGGGCCGTCAGGGCGTTGGCTGAGAAGGTGCCGATCGTGATGGTCATTAGAGTGCTCCGTTATTGGCTGCTTGCTGGGATATGGGTAGAACAGTCGGAATACCATTAACGAAAACGGTCCAGTCTTTCCGCACGAGGTCAGCTACCACTTGCGCGACCGTATCAAGTTGGGCTCCCAGTAGATCCGTGGAATCTACAAGTGGTTTGTTGGCAAGAGTTATTGCCTTGGAGATTGACTCTGCTTGCTTGGTTAGGCGCTGTTCTTCGCGGCCAAATTCTACAAATGCCCGCTTTTCCTGTACCTGCTGCTCGGTAGAGCCACCTCGGAATGTCACGCTACGGAGGCCGCGGCGCTGGACTTCGGCGCGGACTTCTTCGTCAAGAAGCTGGAGTGTTCTTCGTTGCTCGTCGGGTGTCTGGAATCGTAGGTTTGCTTCACGGTTACCTTGTAGAGATCGTGCGGTGTTTTGGGCATCCTCAAGTAGCTTGGCACCGGCGTCCTTGAGGGCGGTGGCGCCGGTGATGAGGGAGAGTTTGGTTTGCTCGGCGGCGGCTTTTTGCTGCTCGACGAGGCGAGCGGCGCCTTCTTCGTCGCCGCGGAGGCGGGCGGCGCCGATTTCAGCGCCGAGCTGGAGTTCGCGGCGGCGGGCTTCGCTGATCGCTCCAGTGGCTTGTTGGCGGAGGGATAGGGTGTCGCGGACCGGGCCGGCGGGGGCAGCGGCAAGTGCCTGTGCGTTGCTGATCTGCTCGCGGATCGCGCTGAGCTGCAGTGCAGACTCGGCAGAGATGAGCTGGTATGCGACAGCGGTTTCGTTCGCTGCTTTGGTGCGGTCTTGCTCGTCCTTGAGGGCTTTGGCGGCGGTGTCGCGCTGGAGCTGGGCGGTGCGCTCAGCGATCTCAAAGCGCTCTTGGGTGCCTTGGGCCTGGCGTGCTTCGATTTCGGGTTGGCCGGCGTTGCGGGCGCGAAGTCGTGCGATGTCCTCGGCTTCGCGCTCCAGTGATACCTGCTTCTCGGCGGCGAGTGCGAGGTCTTTGTAACCCTGCACTTGGGCGGTGATCAACTTGAATTGGGCGCTGAGCAGGGAGCTGCGGCGGCCCTCGGCTGCGGTGGTTTCGGGGGTTGTGGTCGGGGCGGCGGCGCGGGGCGGAAAGAGGAAGCGAGCCGCAGCGCCGAGACCTCCGAGGATACCGGAGGCGGGGTTGAGTGTGTTGCCGACAACGCGAGCGGCGCCCCCGAGGAGGCCGCCGCCACCGCCGGAGGGGGTGGGAATGCGGGCCAGTAGGCTGACCGCCTCGTTGAGGCCGCGTAGAGCGGAGGCGGCGTCTGCGGCGGAGTCCGCGATTGGCGTCAGGGCCAGCTGGGCGAGATTGATCGACAGCTCGGACCAGCTGCGGTTAAGGCGGTCCTGCTCGTCGGCGAGGCGCTTGGCCGCTTCAAGGCCGCCGTAGCTGGCGGCGAGGTCTTGCTGGATCAGGGCGGCGGCTTCGGATTCGCGCCCGACGGCGATCAGGGATTCGACCTGGCGCTCCAGTCCCTTAGAGGAGAGGAGGGCGCCCTGCTGGAGCGCGTCGAAGTTCTTGATCGGGTTGCTAAGGGCTTGGCCGAGGAGGCCTGCCTTTTGGATGATGGCGTCGAACTGGGCGCCGACGGCGGTGCCGACCAAGGAGAGGCCGAAGCCGAATTGGCCGCCGATTGCGCCGCCGGCGCCGCCGCCTACTGCGCCGCCGACTGAGGCGCCGATACCTTGACCGAATAGCAGCGGGAAAGCACCGCCGATCAGGGCGTTGGAGGTGATGTCTTGGCGGCGGCGTCGTGCTTCATCGCGCTGCCGGATCTGGTTTTGGAAGAAACCTGGAGGCAGAGGTGGGAGTGCGGCGTCAAGAAAAGCGGGGCTGCCGGGAAAGGCGCGACCTCCTCGCACTGGAGATACATTTAGCGCCCCAATGCGGCGGCCTTCTGAGATTGCTCTTTCGCGGCGGGCACTGTCAATGTCGGCTTTTGTCTCCTGCAGATCCTGCAGAAACCCGGCCCAGCTTGATCGTATGTTTACGCGGTTTGCGGCAGAGGCGGTGTCAATGTCTGTTTTTGTCTCTGATAGCTCGGATAGAAAGGATGTCCAGCTATTGCGTAAATTTATACTACGTGTAGCTGCAATACCATCAATGTCTTCTTTAGTTTCGGAAAGAAGACCTAGAGCTTTAACCCAACTAGACCTTAAATTTAGTGCTTTTGTAGCTGCGATACCATCTACATCTTCCTTAGTTTCTGCAAGTAAAGCAAGTGCTTGAGTCCAGCTAGACCTTAAATTTAGTGCTTTTGTAGCTGCGATACCATCAATGTCTTCTTTAGTTTCGGAAAGGAAACCTAGGGCCGTACTCCAACTACTACGAAGGTTTAGGGCTTTGCTTCCGCCAATTACATCAATGTCTTCTTTAGTTTCCAGTAGTTGCTGGAGAGCTTTTGTCCAGCTCGATCCGATGTTTACGCCGCGGGCCGTGCGGATGTTGTCAATATCATCAGCAATGCCCTCTAGAGCGGCGTTAAGGCCCCGCAGGTTAAAGCGTCGTACTGTCTGACGGTCAATTCCCGATTCGCCGCCTCCTGTTGACCCGGAGCTAGTTCGGCTGCGGCGAGAGGCCGAAGAAAGGTCTCGGCCTGTGCGCTGGATTTCCTGGCGTAGTGCCGCAAGTTGTTCCCTCGCGTCGCCGTCATCTACGGTTATTCGTAGTACGGCACTGCCGAGATCGTCTGCCACGGGGCGGTGCGGGACTACAACCTAGGTTGCCGGGAAACTAGGAGGAAAGGAGCGGGTGGATGGCCTCGGCGTTGGTGGCACTGGAGAATGCGACGCTGGCGTTTACGGTGCCGGCGAGCGGGACGACGACCGACGCAGACACCGGAAATGTGCTGGCGAATACCGAGACGGTGACGGTGTCGGCGTTCCTGAAGGGGGAGAGCGTGGCAGAGACGACCTTTCCGGGGGTCAACGTCATCACAGTGCTATATGAGGGGTATGTGACGAGTGGGGAGCTGGATAGCAGGGTGAAGGTTGGTACTTCGGGCACCGTGGCGTTTGCGGGGCAGGATGCGGTCGAGTGTGAGGTGCTGGAGGTGCGGCTGCCCTACGGGGAGAGCGGGCTGCTGGGCTCCATCCTAAGTGATGCTCTGGGCGTTAAGGTGCGACTCGCTTCGCGCACGCAGAGCTGATGGCGCGGGTCACGCTGGAGTTGAGGGAGTGGAACGCCGAGAAGCTGCTGGCGCGTTCCACGCAAATCCTGGAGGACTTTGCGCCGATCATTGCGGCGGAGGCGAAGACGCAGATCACGACGGTCAAGTGGGACTGGCCTAACTCCACGCTGCGGTTCAGGAGTCTGTTTCAGGGCGGCAAGACGGTGAAAACAAAGTACGGCACGGGCGTCCTCATCCCGAAGGGTCAGCGGGACATCGTGGATACGGGGTTTTTGCTGTCGAGCCAGCAGGCGCCTCAGGTGTCGGGGAACAGCCTGAGCATTGTGTGGACGGCGCCGTATGCGGGGGAGGTGCTGCGGGGGCAGTATCCTGACCCGTACTTCAGCCCGATCTCGCGGAAATTGATTGGGCCTGTAGGACCTAAGCCGCCGAGGAATTGGATTGAGGGGGCGTTCCAGGCGCAGCCGCCGCGGCGGTTCTTCGTGGCGCGGTGGAAGGAGTTGGCGCAATGAAAAAGCCGGCGCGGGGCCGGCTTTGGAGAACCTCGGTGGAAGTGTAGCGTCAGGACACGGTAGCCACGGTGAAGGTAGGTAGTACATCTGTTCCCGCGTCGCCGACGGTGCCGGCGGCCACGGTGAGGATGTCGCCGACCTTGTAGTTGGTGCCGCCTGCGACGATGGTGGGAGCGGCTTCAACGGTGCCGCCGGCGGCGACAACGATGTCGGCGGTGGCGCTCTTACCGGAACCGATGCCCTGCTCGGGAGTGGCCCCGATCAGTGCAACGCCGCTGTAGGTGGCGGGAGTCAGGCCGGAGCCAGCGTTAGAGACGGTCAGGGTGGCGATGGGGTTGCCTTGGGGGTAGAAGTCGTAAGCCCCATAGCCCAGCAGCGTAAAGGTGACTCGGGCAATCCCCCCAGCTGTGATTTCCTCCTGCAGCGAGCTGACCTGTGCAAGACCGGCGTGAACCTCGTTGTTGTCACCGGAACTGTCAGTTACCGGGGTTTCACGATACCACTCCAGAAGTACACCATCGGCGGCGCTCATTGCTGCCTTTTTCAGCAGAATGTAACCGTCGGATCCAACGTCGAGGTTCATTCCCGCGGGGATATTGTACGACTGACTAGTAATCAAATTGGACTGGAATCCTTGCTCCGAGTCATAATCAACCACTGAGGTAGACTCAGAGTCACCCTGGATACCTGCGTTGTCCAGCGACAACAATCGAGTCATGCCTGCACTCGATGTCGGTTTTGTGCTAGAACTGGTCCCCAGCTTCACGAAGAGACGATAGTTCAGAGAAGTGAAAAACGCTCCGGTGGCCATGCTAACTGTGTCCGGGGACCGAGGTTGATACCCCTAGTTTTCCTTTGGTCTGCGGGCCCAGCGCCTAGGTGCCCGGTTGTTGGCCTGCGTCTTGCGGTCGACCCATCGGCAGTTACCGGGCTCGTAGTCCCCGTCGTTGTTGATCCGGTCCAGTGTCAAGCCTTCGGGGGCCTCGCCCATGTCTTCAAGGAATGCCTCGAAGCTGTCAAGCCAACGCTGGCAGCAGCGGATCCCACGCTTGTAGTAACGACCGTTGGGGTCGGCCTCTGGCCTGGTAGTACGGGCTTTCATGTTCTGCCAGATGTTGTACGTCCGGCTGTTGCTGAGCCCGTGGCTCTTCTGGCCCTCGCTGCGGTGCTGAGCCTCTAGGCAGCCGCAATGCAGGTTCTCTACCCAGAAGACCGTTGGCGGAAACACTACGGTATTACCGCAGTCGCAGAGGCATTCCCAGTACCAGAAGCGCTTTTTGAAGGCAGGTCGAACGGCGACAACATAGCCGTAGCGGACCCCCGCTCGGTCCTTAGCTCTGTAGGGCCTGTCGCTGGTAAGGCGCTCAGCCTTGAGGCATCCGCAGCTCTTGCTGCGTCCGTTGCGGAGGCCGCCGCCTTGGATGGTGTTCTCGGTGCCGCATTCGCACCGGCAGTTCCAGCGACCGTCCCCGGCATAGGAGAGGACGGTCCACCGGCCAAAGGTGTGACCGGTCAGGTCTATTCTGTTTGGCATCGCCTGGGGGTTTCAGGTGGTCATGCTCCAGGGGCGGCAACCCGCTGGAGCACCCCATTCTACGACTCCTCCGCCGCTTCTAGTACGTCCCACGGAGTGGGACGTGGGCAGACGTGTAGGCGGAAGTCCTGGATCTCGTGGTCGAGGGACTGGACGGCGGAGAGGGCCAGTTTGAGGGAGTCGCCTGTGATGTTGAGGGTGGCGCAGACCTCGGGGGTGGAGTGGCCGGCACGGAGCATGTACTGGGCTCTCATGCCGATCGAGCGGACGGAGCTGGGGGCCTTGATGGACCAGTTGTGGTCGCGGATGAAGTGGCGGATCTCGCCCTCGCAGAAGACGCCGAGGAGGGTAGAGAAGGTGCCTTTGACGGGGTTCCAGGCGCGGCAGGTCTTGATGAAGGCGATGTCAATGCAGCTGTAGATGTCCTCCTTGAGGAGGGCTGGGTACTTGCGGCACATCTTGCGGCCCATGTGGTTGACGAGGCCGCCGTGCTCGCGGTAGAGGCGAGCCACGCGCCGCTGCTCGTCGCGGTCCAGCGGTGTGGCGAGGTAGCCCCGCGGTTTCTTTTTGGTGGGTGGCTGCGCCATCCACACAGACTACCCTCTGCGGCGTAGCCGCGCAGTTTTCCTAGTAGCTCAGCTGCGCACCCGTTCCAGCACGCCGCTCAGGCGGCCGGGGATGGTGCTGGTCGTGAGGCAGCCGAGGATGGTGGCGAGATGCGGCAGAGCAGAGAGAGGGCTGACAATCGAGCTGGAGGCGGGGGAGACGTCTGTTCGGAACTCCAGCTCTAGGACGTCGAGTTTGATTCGGCTGAGATCCTTGTTCGGGATACCAGGAACGAGAGCGGAGCTGCCGGTGCTGGGTGTCTGCAGCAGCGTTGGTGTGGTAAGGAGGGCGTTGGCGAGGTCAAAGGTGGCGTATTCGATCTGCTCGGGGAGTTCGTCGTCGGGGTAGTCGATGCCGTCGCAGCTTGCGTCAGTGCGGGGCCAGTCAAGCGCCTGGTCGGCGCTTGACTTAGAACCGATCCACGTGAGGGTGTCGAGGCCGCGGGTGGCGGTGATGAGGGCGCGGGTCTTCTCGTCGGTCGTGGCCGTGGTCCAGGCGAGGGTGCCGAGCATCGTCTCGGCCAGGGTGTCAGCAGCCGCGATCGACAGGTAGGAGTTGGCGGAGGCGCTGCCGACGGTGGCCGTGATCGAGGCGGGCATAGCGTTGCGGCACTATCCCTAGGTTTCCGCTACCAGATCGACTCCAGCGCCCGCCAGTCCTTCTTGGTGAAGTCATAGATGCCGTTCATCTGCGGCTGCATCAGGCTGTTGGCGCCGAGCGGTGCATGGCCTAGGCCGAGCACGTGGCCAAGCTCATGGCGGAAGACGGTGGTGCTGAAGCTGCCGGTGCCGGGCATGCGAATCTCCCAGCCTTGCGAATCCCATACTGCACTACCGGAAGTGCCGGTTGCCAACTCACCATGATTGATGATCAGGTCGGCATCGCGGGGTTTGACGCGCTCGAACTTGATGCCGGTAAGGCGGTCGTCCACTTCGTTGATGATCTCGCGCATGAGATCGCGGTAGAGCGGCGTATAGCTGCCCTTGGCGAAGCCATAGGTCAGCACGTCGTTCTTACCTAGGAACGACTGGGTGTGATCTACC